GTTTCGTAGAATACACAGGTCACGCGTATGACCCCCCTCCCCAAAAGCCGAAAGGAGGCGAAAGTATGGCAAAGAAAACCAAATCAGCAAGAGTCAAGGCAGAGAAGAAACGTCTTGAAAAAAACTACGCGGATTTATCACCGGCAAAGAAGACGATAGCCCAGGGACTGATTGAACGGGCAGCGTTTATGCTGGTGGAGATGGAAGATCTGGAAGAATACCTGGCGGAAAATGGCTGGGTTGAAAAATTTCAGCAAGGAAAAGACCAGGAGCCATACGACCGTGCCAGGCCACAGGGTCAGACCTACAACGCCATCAATGGAAATTACCAAAAGATCATAAAACAACTGGAAGCTATGCTACCCAGAGAAGATCCGAAGCCGAAGGAAGATAATGACGGATTTGACGAGTTCGTAAGCGGGCGTGATGAAGTTTGAGAAAACTTAGGAAATACCCGCAGGATTACAACCCTATCCGGGAATATTGGGAAGAAATCCAGACCGGGAAAGTTGTTGTGAGTCAGAAAGTTTATAAAACCTACAAGCACCTGATCCGGAAGCTGGATAATCCGGGAGAGTTTTTCTATAGCCCGGCCCGAGCCAATCATGTGATCGAATTTTTCGAGAACTATTGCCATCATTCCAAAGGTAAAGCCGGCGGCAAGCTGGTGATTCTGGAACTATGGGAAAAAGCAATGCTGGCGGCGGTGTTCGGTTTCATCGACATCGAAGGAAACCGGCAGTACCGGAAATGCGGATTGATTGTCGGCAAGAAAAACGGAAAATCCCTTCTGGCCTCCGGTGTTGGCCTGTATATGCAGACCGCAGACGGGGAAGCAGGCCCGGAAGTTTATGCCGTTGCAACCAAACGGGACCAGGCAAAGATCATATGGCAGGAAGCAAAGCGGATGGTTCGAAAGTCTCCGGCATTGCTGAAGCGGGTAAAGCCGCTTGTGGCGGAGCTGCCCAGCGACTTCAACGACGGGAATTTCAAACCACTGGCATCTGACAGCGACACCCTGGACGGACTGAATGTCCATTGTGCACTGATGGATGAGATCCACCAGTGGAAAAATGGCCGGGCGCTGTTCGATATCATTGCAGATGGCGTAACAGCACGAGAACAGCCGCTGATTTTTATGACTTCCACCGCTGGAACCATCCGGGAAGATATCTACGACGATACCTACGAGGAAGCCGAGAAAATCATAAACGGTTACGAAGACCCTGATGGTTACCAGGACGACCGGACGATTTACTTCATCTACGAGCTGGATAATCGCGCAGAGTGGACAGATCCCAACTGCTGGAAGAAAGCCAATCCAGGCCTTGGAACCATTAAGAATTACCGGGCTTTGGCGGATAAAGTCAAGAAGGCCATGCAGAATCCGGCACTGGTGAAAAACCTCGTGTGCAAGGAATTCAACATCCGGGAAACCTCCAGTGAAGCCTGGCTGACCTTCGAGGAACTGGATAACCGGGATACATTCCATCTGGATCCGGAAAACAAGCGATTCCTGTGGCGGCACAAGGAGGGAGAGGACTGGCAAGAAATCGAGCTTCAATACCCGAAATACGGAATCGGCGGTGCAGACCTTTCCAGCACGACAGACCTGACAGCGGCAAAGCTGCTGTTTATGGTGCCTAGGTGTACGAAGATCTTCGCTCTGTCCATGTACTGGCTGGCTGAAGAACTGCTGGAACGCAGGGCAAAGGAAGATCAAATCCCATATGACCGGTGGTTCGACCGGGAACTGCTGCGGCTGTCTCCGGGAAACAAAGTCCACCACAAGTACGTTACCGAGTGGTTTGTAGAGATTCAGAACAGACTGGGAATCTATGTGGCCTATATCGGCTATGACTCCTGGAGCGCTACCTATTGGGTGGAAGATATGAAAAATGAATTTGGACCATCTGCCATGATTGCCGTGCATCAGGGAAAGAAGACTCTTTCAGACCCCATGAAGCGGCTGAAAAATGACCTTGGCAGCAAAAACATCGTTTATAACAACAACCCCATCGACAAGTGGTGTCTGGCAAATACCTCCTACGAGGAAGACAAAAACGGAAATATCCAGCCACACAAAACCAGCAAGCCCACCCGCAGAATTGACGGAACGGCGGCACTGCTGGATGCCTACACCATTTTGCAGGATAAGCAGGAAGAATACGAAACCATGATAGCCTAGGAGAACCTGAATGGGAATCATTGCAAAAATCCGGGAGCGGCTGACCAATGCCCGGTCACCCACTTCCAACACCGTTCTGAAAATGGCAGCCATCGAAGGCGACGCCATTGTCTGGAACGACAACGTATACCGGTCTGATGTAGTCATGAGCGCCATTAGACCCTATGTCCATGCTATGGGAAAAACCGTAGCAAAGCACATTTTTCAGACTGTGGATGAAAAAACCGGAAAGCGGGATATCCGGGTAAATCCAGAGCCATACATGCGGTTCCTGCTGGAAGAGCCGAACCCGCTGATGACAGGCCAGGAACTGCAGGAATGGCAGGCCGCAAGCTTGAAAATCAACAACCACGCCTTTACCCTGATCCTTCGGGATGAAAACGGCCTGCCGGTGGGCCTATACCCCATCAACGCCTCTCTTGCAGTGGCGGAGTATGATACCGGAAACCGGCTGTATATCCGCTTCTACATGCCGAAGGGCCAGCAATACCGCTTTTCCTATGAGGATCTGATCCACCTGCGGGGAGACCCGCAGACCGGTGCAGATTTTTTTGGCGGTTCCAAGGTTGAGCAGCTGCTTCCACTGATGGAGCAGATCGGAACCATTGACCGTGGAATCATCGCGGCCATCAAAAACGGCGCGGTGATCCGGTGGCTGCTGAAATTTACATCAAACCTGAATCCAGAGGACGTAAAGAAAAGGGCAAAGGATTTTGCAGACCAGTTCCTTCAGACAGAATCCGGTTTCGGTGTGGCGGCTACAGACTCAAAAGCAGAGGCCATCCAGATAAAACCAAATGACTACGTTCCCAACGCCGCGCTGACGGACAGGACAATCAAACGGTTTTATGCGGCCTTGAACACAAACGAAAAAATTGTCATGTCCAGCTACACGGAAGACGAGTGGAATGCCTACTATGAGTCCGAAATCGAGCCGGACGTGATCAGAATGGGAAACCAGTATACCCGCAAGCTGTTTTCTCGGAAAAAGCGAAGCTATGGAAATTTCATCATGTTCGAAGCAAACAACCTGGCAACGGCCAGCATGAAAACCAAACTGGATCTGCGGGAAATGGTAGACCGTGGGGCCATGACCCCCAACGAATGGCGACAGGTATTCAACAGGGCACCGCTGCCAGGCGGAGATGAACCAATCCGCCGCCTGGATACGGCAGTGGTAGAAACGGGAAAGGAGGAGTAAGAGATGCCAAGAAAAATCGATGTTCGGGGTGTCATCATTCCGGACGATGACAAATGGATATACGATTGGCTGGAAATCCTGGGAACCTGCCCCGGAGATATCCGAAAAGGGCTGATGGATGCTAACGGGGAAGATATTGAGGTGATTATCAATTCCGGTGGCGGTGATGTTCAGGCCGGTCAGGAGATGTACACACTTCTCAGGGAATATTCCGGAAGAGTGTTAATCAAGATCCAGAGCATGGCAGCTTCTGCCGCTTCCGTAGTAGCTATGGCCGGAGAGTCCGAAATCTCTCCCGTTGCCCAGCTGATGATCCACAATGTTTCCGCAAGGGCACAGGGAGACCACCAGGCCATGGAGCACGCGGCGGAAGTCCTGAGAAATTCCGACCGGGCACTGGTAAATGCCTATGTGGCGAAAACGGGACGGCCGGAGCAGGAGATCCTGGACATGATGGGCCGGGAAACCTGGCTGACCGCCCAGCAGGCAGTGGCCGAGGGCTTTGTGGACCGGGTCATGTTTGCAGAATCCAAAACGACTGGGAATACGCTTCAGTTGGCGGCAAGTTATCATTCCGGACTGCTGCCGCAGGAGACAATCAAGAAGATCCGGAACAGTTTCAACCGTGAAAATGCCAAGGCGAAGGCCGAGGCTCAGTACAATTACATGATTTTGGAGGGAAAAATCAAATGACCAAAGAACAGTATCAGAACAAGCGCAAGCAGCTTCTGAACGAAGCTAAGGGTTTCTTGGAGGCAGAAGACCTGGAGAACTTCAATAAAAAGAAGGCAGAAGTGGAAGCCCTGGATTACAAGTACGAGGCAGAAGCAACCGCCCAGGCAAATTTGGCAGCCCTGGAGAATTCCACTGTAGTTCCTGCAGTCATGCAGAATCTGGCTGCAGCCGGTCAGACGGCGGAACCCGCTGCTGTGGAAGATCGGTTTGATTCCCTGGAATACCAGACCGCTTTTATGAATTTTGCCTGCCGCCGGGAACCCATTCCTGAGAAGTTCCGCAACGAAGCAAGCGTGACCATGACCACCGACGTGGGTGCCGTGATTCCCACTACCTGGGGAAAAGAGATCATCCGCAACCTGAAAGAACGCGGCGTGATCTTCAAGCAGCTGCGCCACATGAATATCAAGGGAGGCGTAGAGATCCCCATTCTGGATCTGATGCCCGTGGCTACCTGGGTAGGCGAGGGAGCTTCCGAGGATCAGAAACTGGCAGCAACCAAGACCATTTCTTTCAAGTATTACGGTCTGGAATGCAAGATTGCACAGTCCATTCTGGTCAGTGTTGTCACTCTGGATGCCTTCCAGGCTCTGTTTGTGGAGCTGGCTACCGAAGCAGTTATGGCAGCTGTGGAGAAGGGCGTTTTTCAGGGAACCGGTGAAGGTCAGATGCTTGGCGTCTGCAATGATCCCAGAGTCACCAACGTTGTGGAAATGACCGTTGACGACGTGGCCAAGTGGGCCCAGTGGAAGAAAAAGTTCTTCGCCAAGATTCCCAAACGCTATCAGACAGGCAAGCTGCACATGGCCCAGGGCACCTTTGAAGGCTACATCGACGGTATGGTGGACCAGAACGGCCAGCCCGTGGCCCGTGTGAACTATGGAATTGCCGGCAGCCCTACTTACCGCTTTGGCGGTAAGGATGTGGAGACTGTGGAAGAAGATGTCCTGCCCAGCTTCGAAACTGCTGCTTCCGGCGACGTGTTCGCCGTATTCATGAACATGAAGAACTATATCTTCAACTCCAACATGCAGATGACCGTCATCCAGTGGACGGATCACGATACCAACCAGAAGAAGACCAAAGTCATGCTGATCTGCGACGGCAAGGCAGGCGATACCAACGGCATTATCCTGTTGAAGAAGTCCGGCACCTAATGATTATCCGGTGCCCTAATTGGGCACCGGCAATAAGCGAAAAGGAGGGAAAGGGATATGACCGCAGCGAAAGTGAGATCGCTGGCACAAACCATTCTGCCAGAAGCAAAACGTTGGCTCAGACGAACATCGAACAGTCTGGACAGCGAAGTGGAGCAGACCGTGGCGGCCTGCCTCATGGATCTGTCCGTAGTAGGTGTCAAAAACATCGACGCAGAGGATCCACTGATCCAACAGGCCGCAAAGATGTACCTGAAAGCAAATTTCGGATATGACGACAATGCAGAACGGTGGCAGCTGTTCTATGACAATCTGAAACGGTTCCTTTCTTCTTCCAGCGCTTACACCGAAGAGGTAAAAACAGATGGATAAAACGGAATTGATTATTCTGGAAACCCCGGTATATAAAACCGATGCCATCGGCCAGCTGGTGAGCGACGGCGTGACCCATCGGGAAATATTCTGTCAGGTAAAAAACGTAAAGCGGTCAGAGTGGGCCGCAGCTGCCCACAACGGCAAACGCGCCGCCTACTGCGTCACCGTCTGGGCGGATGAATATCATGGGGAAGAAATTGCCATCCTAAACGGTGTCCGGTACGGCATCTATCGAACCTACAGCCCAAATGGGGAAGAGATGGAGCTGTACCTGGAGCAGAAAGCAGGTATCTGATGGCGGTAAAAATGGACGGCCTGGCCGCAGCCATTGCGGACGCGCTGGAAGAATTTCAGGAAGAAACCATGCAGACGGTGAAAACCTCTGTAGAGGATGCTGCGAAATTCTGTGTTAAGGAACTGAAGAAAAACAGTCCGGAGCTTACCGGTGACTATGCCAAGGGCTGGAAGAAAAAAGCAGCCTATGAAAGTGCAACGGATATCCGGGTGGATGTTTACAACAAAACCGATTACCAGCTGACCCACCTGCTGGAAGACGGACACGCGAAAGTAAACGGCGGAACGGTGCCGGGAAATCCGCACATCGGACCGGCGGCAGAAAAGGCCAGTGAGAAACTGGAAAAAGATATTTTGATCAAGGTAGGTAAAAAATGAATCCACTGACCGATTTACTGGAACAACTAAAAAGTACCGGGCTTCCTGTGGTATATCGGGCGTGGCCAGAAGGGGAGGCGCCTGGCCTTCCCTTTATTTGCTATTACTGTGAGGAAGACAACCCGCTTTTTGCAGATGCTTCCGTTTTCTACGCATCCACCAACGTCCGGGTGGAGCTGTACACAAAAAACAAGGATTTCGGCCGGGAAAAGCTAGTGGAGGCAGCTCTGAAAGCCTACCCATGGGAGAAATCCGAAATCTACATCAGCACAGAAAAGTGCTACATGATTCTTTATGAAACTGAGGTGTAAAAATGGCAAATGCTGACAACAAAGTACATTATGCGTTGACCAATGTATACATTGCCATCCTGGAAATGGATCTGGCAGCCGGAACCGTTACCTTCGGCCCGCCCAAGCGCCTGCTGGGCGCGGTATCCATGGATCTTTCCGCCCAGGGCGACGTGATCAAACTCCGGGCAGATGCGATGGACTACTATGTGGTAAACTCCAACAACGGTTATCAGGGCGATCTGAATATCGCCAACATTCCCGACTGGTTCCGCAGTGAGGTCCTGGGAGATACAATCAGCGAAACGGACAAGGTACTGGTGGAAAACGCTACCCAGGAGCCTAAGTCCTTTGCAATGATGTACGAGTTCCTGGGCGATGCCCATAGCAGGCGGCATGTGCTGTATAACTGTGCAGCTTCCCGCCCCAATATTCACGGCGAAAACAAGGACAACCTGAAGGACCCGGATACCGATTCCCTGTCCCTGACCGCAAGCCCTCTGCAGGATGGCAAGGTCAAGGCATCCACTACCGCAGAGACTCCGGACGCTGTGTATCAAGCATGGTTCCAGAAGGTCTGGGAAAAGGACTCCGGAACAGCTTAAGAGGTAACCGCCTATGATCAAAAAGGAAATTGAAGTATGTGGCCGTCCGGTGGTGCTGGGAGCCAGTGCCCTGCTGCCGAAGATCTACCGGATCAACTTCGGAAAAGACATGGTGGCGGATATGAACCGCCTGAGAAAAAGCTTCCAGGCAGCCCAGAATCTTCCCAAGGATGCAACCGAGGAAGACCGGCAGGCCGCTTCTCTGGATGTGATCGATTTAACTATTTTCGAGCAGGCAGCCTGGGCAATGGCCTACCATGCAGACAAGACCGTCCCCCACGATCCGGACGAATGGCTGGAATCTTTCGATGGAGTTTTCTCCATTTATGAGGTATTCCCGGTAATTCTGGAACTGTGGGGTCTGAACCAGAAAACCACATCTGTGCCCGTAAAAAAATAAAAGCCACAACCCGCGAGCCCACCGGCGCAGCTTTCATGCTGCGCTGTGCGGAGTTGGGGCTGGTGTCAGATGAAGTTTTACAGTCGT